GATGAACTCGATGTCCCTATCATTGTGGAGCACATTGATCCACACCCTGAAATGAAAGATGTGGCGATGAGGATAACCCAAAAACGATACGTCATATTCATCTCCTGTAGCCAACGCCGGATCTGTCAGCGCCGCAGGGTATTTATGTATGCCTTCTTTGCGAAAGGTAACCCATATCATTTTGTTTGGTCTTTGATCTTGTCTAATAATCATAGTGTTGTATCTTGTGTGTACTGATCCCAATGAGTATACTTGTCTTTACTCATTAAGCTCTGTAAGTGATGTGTCCACACACCCGGATTTGTAGCACCCCAAGTTCGGTCATCCAGTTTAAGTGTGGCATTATAGTTGAGTTGATTAATGTAAGGTAGTTTAACACTAATCATAGGGACAAAGCGAGGATATTCGTTATACGCAGATTCCAATACACCTTCGATGTGTTCAACACCAAAGTCTAAAGAAACCCAATAGTTTGCTTTAAGGCAACCTATAATAACTTCATCCCACGCTTTATATTCTTCGTGGCTGATTGCCGTTGGATTAAAACTTTGGCTAGTACCAAAGTAGATATGTTTTACGCCAGCTTCTTTAGCTTTTGTAAGAATTTCTTCAATAGGTGGTGTGCCTACAACAAACAATGTAAACATACCATGACAAATAGTATGCTCGACTTCATAACCTGTAAAGTATACGACGTCTTGTCGTTCTTCAGTGTTTAGTCCCATTTAATATAACCTCTGCTGTAACCGTCTGGACGATCCTTACCATCCGCAAACGCTTGTTGCCACTCTATGTTTCTATTATATGCTTTTGTCCAAAAAGAATCAACCTCTAGTTCACCGTTTTCAATCATATAACGTGCTCGTATCATGGCATCGATAAATTTTGGTGTTCTTGGACTTGGTTTAACAGTAGTACAGGCTTTCCAAAGTTGTGCCTGTGCTTCTTCTCTACTTACTGCTTTACCAACAGCATCTACAATTAGAGCATTGTTATTTAGGTTAATTTCTGTACCTAAATCATATTTTCCAGATAAGTCAATAACATTATCATAGCTTTCACTAGTGCCGAGCAGTAACTTATCGCCCCAAAATTCTTGATTACTGGAACCTAATACGTCAACTTCCATTCTTGGAAAATACATTTTTAATGCGTTGTAAACTACCCATGCTAGAAAACCACTACCTAAAATAATAGTTTTAGTATTAGCTCTATTTTTGAAATCATCGACAATACAATTAATCCCACAAGCAACTGGTTCTAAAATATATTTAGGACTAGCTTCTGGAACAACAACAAATTCATCACGGCGAACATTATAATAGTCTGCATACGCAGGTTCGCCACGTGTAGCAACATAGTCACCTTCTTTAACACCGGTTATTAATGCGCCGACTTGTGTAACTTGCCCTAATCCTTCATGCCCTTGCATACTGAGTGGCAACGGTCCAAAGTTCCCCATCATCATATCAATGTCACTACGACATACGCCAGTCATGATTGCTCTTACTTCAATTTGATCTGAAGTAGGTTCCGGTTTATCGTATTCTACTTCTTCGAAATAGCCTTGTCCAGTTGTTTGTAAACATCGTGTCATAGGTTTTCTATTCTCTCATGTATCCAAAAGTCTTGTTGTAATTGTTCTTGCCAAAAATTGTTGTTAGCTATATTTGCAATAGCGTCAACAATCATAGTATGATATGCTTCTTCTGGACACCATCCTAGTTCAAAACGTTCCATAGTACCATCTTCCATGGTAAATTTAATAGAGCTATTATCTTCATGCATATTAGCCCAATCTGCTAGTAAAGTCCATTTATTACCAAATATCATATGGCAACGATCATCTACATCGTATGTTCCGTTGGGGTTTATAGTTCCATATTCGGTACTTTTAATACTTTCTAAAGTATGTAACCGTAATGCCTGCTTTCCGGTTATTTGTTCTGTTCGCCAATCTGGATTCATTGCTACGTACAGGCTTAACAAATGTGGCATTAAATCTCGGCTAACACCGCCAAACGCTAATTTTTTAGTAGTAAACCAACTACCTGGGCTAGGAATACAGTTTTTTCTAGACCAAAATATATCTACAGTATTAGCTTGACTGGCTAATTCTTTTAGTTCGTTAATATTACTGCGCCACATATTGTTTTTAACCATTATGAAACGTGTATTAGGAAATGTGTGAACTAATGTAGCCCAGTTTTCTGATCGAGCAACACCAGGTTTTTCAACAAACACTATTTTACTTACAGGTGCAAGTTTTCCTGCTAATTGAAAATGTGTAAAATTTGGTGTGCAAATATGTACAGTATCAAATGGAGCATAAAGAAGCATAGCAGAATCGATGCTGGGTAACATTGCACCTTTTGTGATGTCTTGATCTACTGTAATAACTTCGTGCCCAAGTTTTTCTAGGACAGTTTTATATAATTGTCCAATTCCCATACCGACTATAAGGCTACGCTTGCTCATTTTTCTTTTCTTCGTAGGATTTAAACAAACGTGTTACTGCTTCCATTTGTTCTTGGAATATCTCTGGGCTACCTTCGGCTGCACGTTGCATATCCCAGTCGCTGGGATAATGACGCAAACAACTTCTTGCACGGTCTTTAATTGCTTTTGGAACTCGAGGAGTAGACAGAATCTCGATTAAAAACTTTTGAGTCTGTACTACTGCTCGATATCTTTCATCAGGTAATGTCATAATGTAATTGTGCTTCCAAGTCATCTAATTTACCAATTGCAGATTCATCAAAATCCACTTCATCTTCTAATTGTACACTATCTTCGGATACTTCGTCAAATAGACTGGAAAACATAGTACTAGCATTAACCGTTTTCTTACCAGTTGCACCACGTGTACCAGGTATTGCCATCCAAAATTTGCTGTACATTTCAATAATGTCTTCTGCTTCTTGTCGATTTGGTGTACTAAAGATAGCTTCGACAACATCTTTAAAATATGTACGGTTAAAACGTTCGTCTACAAGCATACCAGGACATAGACCAGCATCATACTGGCGATTGGCTTCTTGTACGCTATTCAAATGTAGCCAAACATTATGACCCATCATAATAGCATAGGTGAAACTATCCCAGCTAGTCTTACCAACTTTTCCAATCTTATTTTGATCGTTAGGTCCGTAGATACAAATGTCTTTAACTTCAACACCGTCCATTAATGGACTAGTGGTAAAGGTACTAAAGTGTCCATCTTGTACTACTACGTCTTGGAAGAGTCGAGTGTCTTTGCTGTATTTTTTGTCATCAAGAGACGGCAACATGCGGTAGAGCCATTTTTCTCTGTCAGTGATTTCTGTTTGGACGTAGATTTGTCCATTTGCCGTTGCAAGGAAGGGCGAGGCGCAGTCAAAAGATATGGTAAAGTTTTCATTATGATGTTTCCTTATTGCACGTTGAAGATCTGTGAGCAAGAGTGCCCATTCTAACTTACTAGTACCCAAGAAGTGCATCCAGTCCTGTTGTCCTTTTTCTAAAAGTCCATCAAACTTCAATGCCACTAATCTCTTTAACACAAGATGGACATCACACATATTTTGTCCACCCATGGCCCAACCATTAAATGGTCGTTCATATTTTGTTGGATCACAAAAATCTTTCATTTGTTGATACCAATCTTCTGCTTGTTGATGGTTTTCACCTTGCAACACATTTAAAAACTTACAAGCACCTGTTCGATGTTTAATAAAGTATTCGTTGTTATACTTGGTTGCACTAACAGCTTGTTCGTAACTGCCAATGCCGCTGTTCTTAGCACCAACGGGACTGCGACCAACCCATGCTGGAATATCAAGTACCATTCCGTAATCCATAAGTGCGTCCATCCAAGTTAATACTTGTTCACGTTTCTTTTGTGCCGCATCTAATTTAGCTTGGTACAGTTTAACATGATCAACTTTAGTATACTTAGGATTACCATTCTTATCTGTCTTAGGATTACCAGTAGGATCAATTTGTGGAACTAATTCAACACCTCGAGCAACTGCTTCTGCCATTCGTTGTGCAACTTCGGGTCCTGTTGGATCATTCCACTCGCCTTCCCATACACCTTTACCGATCTGGAAACCTCCAGAGTCACCTAATACCCAACTGGTACTACGATCTCTGTTGCGAAACATATCTTCACTAGGATCTTTTTTAGTTAAATCTAAGTTAGCATGACCTGCTGAATACAAACAATGGTCGAAATAAAACGCCGCATTGGGATTCAAATAGTTCATGGCTTCTATACCCATAGGTCCAAAACTTGCAGGTATGCGAGCAGGATCTACATAATTGCTGTAGCGTTGTTTTCCTATATACGTACTATAAAAACCAGATGTAGCCGGTAAGAAATACGCATAATCATTTTGTGCAGCTGTTAAGTTTTTATTCATATTAAATGTTGTGCCAGTACCATACAGCTAATCCATGCCCATATAGTATTAAATCCTACGAGGGTGGGTAATAGTTTCTTTTCACTAGCCCAAATAAGTGTTAGACTTGTAAACAATGTAAAGAAGTACAACCACCAAATTTGTATACCAAATATTAAGCCAGGAATAATGATCATGGCCTTAGCCGCCCAACTGGCAAACTCTACAGTATTGTAGTCGGTCCAATATTCCTTTGTAAACCACATGCTGTAACATTCTTTAATTTTTGTAAATCCTATGTGATTATAGACTAACCCACATAGGACCAAGAATGCCAAACAAGCAGATAATATCTGTACGCTATTCATTACTTACTCTGCGCTGGAAGAATGTAGTTGTATTCTGCAACACCGCTATCTACAGTAATTTGCATAGCACCGATGTCTGCAATTTTCATTGTAATGTTACCTGCTAAGTTAAGAATACTCATAACTTGAACAACTGGCCAAGACCATGTTTGCTTTAGTTTTCCAGTAACACCTGCTTCAAAAACAAATTCACCTGCGTGTGTACTAGCATCGCCAAAGCTGAATACTAAATTACCATTGTCACTTTTAACTTGGAAAACACTTTCTTCGCTGTGTGCGTTTGCTTGGAACTTCAAACGTTGGATACTTGCAACACTTGGTTCAAATTCAATATCCCACTTAGCACCCTTGAACTTAACTGCTTTCAATTTTTCATTGATAATTTCAGTGTTCATAAAACGATAGTCGTTTTCAAAGTCGCCGTCTTTATTTTCAAAATGCAAACCTGTTGGAATTTCTTCGCCGTTGCGTTGTGCCTTAACAACACTAATTTTTGCATGTTCTTTATATTCTGGACACTTTAAATGAATGTCTAGTTTATTTAGGTTTGGCATACCAAATACACCTGAGAATTGTTCTACTGGTGTTTTAGTTTTAGCATTAACGATAACCGAACGGTCTTCAGCCATTGCTTCAATTTCTGTTGCTTCTTGAGTAGAACTAATTTTTACCAAAGGAATAAATCCTAGGCTGTGTGTATGTGCTACTAAGTCTTGTAAAATGTCTTTCATATGATTCTCCATGTTCCTTATTATATTTAGGTTTTTGTTTAAAGTCAAGAGTTTTTTCTTACTTTGTTGTTGTATTTGATAGCAGATTCTACCAATGTTACAGGTGCTTCGATGGTATTAGTCCAATGTACAAATGCTTCTGTATCCTTTGGAAAACAATGTCCTCCAAAACCACGTTCACCATCTGGACCAGGTACTAACGTATGCCCACTTCCAATACGACTATCTTGTGATAAGATTTGTCTTACTATGTCAAACTCCATTCCTGTCTTTTGACATACATCGTATATTTGATTAAAAAAACTTGTCTTAAGTGCAAGAAACGAATTAGCAGAGTATTTTATTAAACATGCTTCTTGTGCTGTGCAATTTAAAAACAAATTGCAATTGGGTAAAGATATTTGAAATAATTCTTGCCAAAAACATTCAGGGTCTTCACCACCTAGGACAATGTACTTTTGATTAATAAAATCTTGATTAGCAGTTTTAGCTCTTAAAAATTCCGGACTGTATACAATACTATGGTTGGAGTATATTTCGGCAAACACATCGGCAACACCAGGTGTTACTGTACTTTTAATCAAAACTGGCATGAATAAAGGTGTTTGGTCTAATACATTAGCAATGTTTTCTGCAATGATGCCATTTTCACCAGTTGGTGTACTAACACACACAATCAATCCATCTGCATCGTGATGATTTTTAATTTCGTCAGTTGTGTAGATTGGATCAACAATTACTAGTTCGTGTTTATCCTTGAGTGCATTATGCACAGCTTTACCGACGAATCCGTATCCTGCAATAATTATCTTCATATTAGAACTCAAATAAACTGTTAAAAGTATTCTTTTCTTCTGTACTACGAATGTCCCACTTTAATACACCAATTAGATTGTCCAATTTATTATCAATAATAGTTTGTTCCATTTCCTCGTGGTCGAACGGCATGTCTTTAAACCATTGTGGTAGCCTTAGTTCATCAACCGGATAAGCAACACTAGTAAAGCCCATTGGGTTTTGTTTTAGTTTGCAAACAATAACTTTTTGACCATCTGTAATGTTCATACTATACTTGTCGCCGAACATTCGCTTGAGAGTGTTCCAATTAATACTTGCACGAACGTGTCCGGGCATATTAGCTTTACCAGCTTTCTTCTCTTTACTCTCGTACTCAGTAATGTTGTTAGCACGTTTAGGGCTACCTTTCTCCCAACCTGGACGAGCTTTAAACAGTGTTCGAAAATGTGTAATATGATCTAACACATCTTGTTCAGTAGCACCAGTTAGTACCTTTTCAAGTATGTCACTTAAAAAGTTTTGAATAAATTCTGGAGTATCACTACGCTTTAGATCCAAGCCCATAGCTTTGATCTTACCTGGTTTACCATCTACGTCTGCACGTTTGCCTTCTTTGTCGTAATACAACACGGCGTAACGCTTCTTAGTAATAAACAAACTTTTACTGCCAACAATTTCTCGACCTGCTTTAATAACTTCGCCACGCGACTTAGGACAGTGAAATGCATCTAACATAAACTGCGGGAATGTTTGATTTACCTCTTCGCCAATTTGGTCATATAACTGTACAACAGTTTCTTTAGTCCAGGGAATATGACCGGCGTCGATTTCGTTCTTTAAAGTCTTGTACGCACTGAAGTAACAACTGTCTGTGTCTCCATATATAATGGCTTTGCCCACGTGATTGTATTCTCCCGCAATGATCTCATTGACTTTTCCAGCCATGTGCTTTGCAATCTGACGTCCAGTAAGAGTTGTAGATTGCCCGATACGTTTATCAAAAAAGCGACACCCACTATTAAGGATGGCACCATAGAGCGAATTAAGGTTAATCTTCTTAACCAACTGTCTCTTGTCCCAATACTCTTCTTCAATTTTATTACCAGCATTAACTGCCTCCTTTAACTTGGCCTGCATCTCTTTACGTTCTGCATACCAGCGTTTTAGTAGCCCTGGAATAATACCTTCTTTTTCATATGTAAAGATAGTACCGTTTGCTGAAAGCACCCAGGGTTGATTGCTTTCAAAAATTAATCTATAAACTTCTGCAGCAGACAGCACATCGCTATCGTTATTCTCCCAGTCGATAGTAATGTCGCTTCCAATCTCTTGATTCATTACGGCTGTGTATTCCAGACTTCCAAAGATGCCTTCCCAGCTGGCCGCAAAACTTTTTCCTTTTGCCATTTGATTGGTTAAGAATTCGTCAGTCATTGCTGGACGTAATTGACCAACAATAGTTTCTGGACCCATATTTAATGCACGAATGGCGCTTGGGTATAGACTGTTAATGTCCAATGATCCAACCCAGTCTTGTAATCCTTCTTTAGGATATGCAACATAAGCACCTGCTGCCGCAGTATCTTCTCGTTCACTCATCTTAGTTCTGTTAGGAACAACAAAACCTCTACGATGACTTTCGTTAATAATAGCCTGTTCAGTTACAGCCACGGCACCCATTGTAGTTTGTAGCAAAACTGTATTTTCATGTGCCAGTGTGTTGGCAAGATCCAAGAACTTTAGTTTCTTGTCTAGTCTATCTAGCAGTGAAGTATCTTGTCTGTTATATTCAATAAAAGTTTTAAAGTCATTGTTATATAACTGATCCAGTGTGCCTTCGTATTGTGTCTTACGCTCGCCTAGTTCGTATTCAGCAATGGCATCCAAACGATAGCTATGACGTTCTTCATATGTGTACTTGCGATATAGCTCAAGACTATCTAAGTGTACACGACCAATAAAGTCATACGTAACCGATTGTCGTCCAAACTTTTCATATTCACGGCGTTTGGGAAATTGGTCAAACAAACAAAAACGTCTTGTATCGTCTTTACTCAACACCTTAGTAACACGGTTAACAGTATAAGGAATATCATAACCTTCGCTATTCCAACCTGTTAGTATGTCTGCGTCTTTAATTAGATCCAAAAACGCATCTAACATTTCTGCTTCTGTTTTAAAAAGCATAGTGTTTGGAAAATCCTTAATTGCGTCTTGTGCCTGCTCCCAGGTAAGTGTTTTTGGTGGAACAGCAAAACACACTAGAGTTTCTAACCATTGTAGGTGAACAGCAATACTGGTAATAGGCATAAACGCATCATCGGGCGTTGAATAACCTCGTTCAGGATCAAAGTCCACCTCGATGTCGAAGAACGCTACATTTAGTTTTGGAGCATCTTGATTAAGATAATGTTCGCTTAGTGTAACAAAGATTGGATTAATGTCGCTTTCGTACATTTCCTTACCACTGTTAATGGCTTGTTCTTTGCGTAGTTCTTTAGTGTTCTTACATACAATACGTGATACGGCATCGCCGTAAATTGATGTATGTTTGCCCTTTGGGTCTTTGACGTAAAACGTGTGTTTTACTGGGATGTCGCGAAATTCTCGTTCGCCTTTTTTGTTTCGCTCAACTACTCGAATGATATCATTCTCGCGGTCAAACCATGCGTCTACATAGCTCATTAGTTCTCCATATGCAATTTACGGCTTGCAAATACCTATACAGCGGATTCTGGCCCGCCTTACCATTATATTATAACACGTTTAGATACGTTTTGTAATATCCAAAATTGCTTCAATTTCTTCCCAGTCTTCGTTATAAGAAGCCCAATCGCCTTTGTGTGCAATTTTAATAGCTTTGTTAATAACACTAGGTTTAACTTGTAGTTCTTCTGCAACTGCCTTAACTGTATCCTTTAAGCCTTCTTGTAAATCTTCAATTTCACGTAATACTGTAGAACCCTCGGCAATGAGTCGTTCTAATTTTGCCTTTTCTTCTGCGCCGTAGCTGCGTCCTGACATGTAAATCTCCTAGTAATAAGCCTTATTATATAGTAATTATCCAAGTAATGCAAGCTCAAAGGTAAAAAATGGCAAAATAAATTTGCCATTCTTTTTATAATAGTTTAATATTATTTGCTAGATGCAGCTGCCAAATCTTGAGCACTCATAGCTTGTCCACGTCCACCAAACACTCTATCACTACCTGAACTTGATGTGCCGCCCATTGGTTGTGTTTGAACACCGCCTTCCGTGAATCCTGCTGGTGCTTTAGCACCTGCAGCAATACCTGCTTTGATAGTTTCAGCAGTTTCTGGATCAGTTGGCCAACCACCGTACAATTGAGCTAACAGTTTTTCAAGATCTGCAAGTTGACGTTTTCGTTCTTCTTCTTTTGGATCAACAACAGGACCTGGTCCAGGTCCTGTATCCTTTTCGCAAGTCTTACCATCTTTACTTAGTTTGTATCCCTCTGGACATTTTCCGTCTACTGGAACAACTGGATGTGTATTAACTGGATCATCTTTTTTGTCGTCTTTGTTAGCCACATAAAGTATAATACCCAAAGCTGCCAATGCAGCTAACAATGATACAAACTTATTATTTTTAACCAGTCGAACAAAACGTCCTCCTAGTTTTCCAACATTATATAATAATCCTTCACCTTTGGCTGCTTGGGATGTCAATTTTGAAACAGCATCGTCTCCTGTTTTACCAACAACTTTGGCTGCATCGTCTCCTGTATTAGCAACAACTTTGGCTGCATCGTCTCCTGTTTTACCAACAACTTTGGCTGCATCGTCTCCTGTATTAGCAACAACTTTGGCTGCATCGTCTCCTGTATTAGCAACAACTTTGGCTGCATCGTCTCCTGTTTTAGCAACATTTGATGCGGCAGCATCTGTTCTAGCGACTGCTGATGCAGGACCTCTAGCTTGAATTTCTTTAGCCAGTTTTCTTGCAGCACGAAGTTCTCCAGCAGTGGCAGCTTTAGATGCTAATGGTTCGTTAGCAAGTCTAGCCAATGTTCTTCCTCTCGGACCACTTGCTATCATTTGATCGATAACCCAGCTTGCAAATTTCATTCCTCCATCAGTCTTGCCCTCGTCAATGTCATAGTCTTCAGTTAAACCAGATAACGCAAGTATACGATTTAATTCTAATGATTCAGCAGTAGCAGTGGTGCCTTGTACTAGACCGCCATCTCCTCCTCCGCTTACCTGAGTTGCTCTAGACGATGAACTAGTGTTACCGGTAGAACCGGCTGCTGTTGTAGATGCGCCGGAGCTTGCACCAGCATCGGCAACTTGTTCGCCATCCTTGATACCTAGTTTATCTGCTAGTGCTAACAATTGATCAGGAGTTATTTGATCTTTGATACCCAACTGAGCTACAGCAGTTTGAACTTGGGCTGGATCTATTTGATCTGCAGCCGCAACTTGACTCTGTTCTGCTGAACCTGGTGCCGCAACTTGACTCTGTGCTGTTGAATCTGCAGCCGCAACTTGACTCTGTTCTGCTGAACCTGGTGCCGCAACTTGACTCTGTGCTGTTGAATCTGCACCTGGCGGCAAATATGCACCTCTTTCCGGAGCTGCAGACGCAACTTGTGTGTTGTCTGTCCGAACAGCATCTTGCCTAGCAGATTGGTTGACATCAGTACCTGTTTGACTATTACCTACTTGATTTCTTGCTAATAAATCATCTCTAGCATTTTGTCCTGGTTCTATTCTGTCTGGTACAGTCTGTGTTGTTGTAGTTGTTGTAGTTGTTGCCTTGCCTAACCCGTATTTCTTTGCTATTTCTGGATACTTGGCAATGGCCGCACGAACTTCACCACCCATTTTACCGTCAGGACCAAACTTAGGAAATGCTTTCTTATCAGTTTTTAAAACTTCGTCTTGGAATGCTTTAATATTTTTATTAAACCCGACAGGTTGTGGATTTACAGGTCGGTTGTCTTGGCCGACGCCAGCAAGATTATCAATTTGTTTAGTAGCTAAATCTGTTCCAACTACGGCAGCGGTGCCGGTTGCTAGTTTACTAACGGTACCTAAACCTAGTTTAGTTGCTACCTTACTTCCCACATTAAACACTGCTGTAACACCACTAGGACCAAGTAAACCTAATACATCTCCTGGAGTCATATTACCAATAGGATTGCTTGCATCTATGTTGTAACCGGCTGCACTTGCCGCCGTACGTAAATTTAAAGCGTTTGGGTCTTGATTGTATGCTTGGTCGACTGCTTTTTGCTTTTCTCTTTCTTTTGCGTAGGTAGTCTTTGGATCAAATGCACTACTAGCTGCAGCCGCTACTCTGTCGGCCATGTCAAATGTTGCCATGTTTGCCCAGTCTTTAACTGTTTTGCCTACATGATCGTTCCAGTCTAATTTAGCATGACCTTTCTTTAGTAATGCTAGATTATGTTGTACTTGTTTAGGATCTAAATATCCAGTTGCACTTGGTTCAAAAAGTTTAGCACCTGCTTTTTGTCCTTGAGGTGTTAATGACAATTCGAGTAACAATTCTAAATTATTCTCTAATGATTCGTTGGCTGTAACTGAACTTCCGCTACGATCAGCCGCCGCTGGAGCTGCAGTTGATTTTGCTGCTGGCTTGATTGAGGCAATGACTGTTTGAATTTGTTTAATTAATCGATTACGTGCAGGCACGTATTCTTTATTGTATCTTGTTATAAGGTTACTAGCATCAGCTTTATGTTTAATTGTTTCGGCATCTTTAACGGTCTTTTTCAGAAACTGATGTTCTTCGGGTGTAATAGCCTCTAATAAATGTGTGTTGATACCAAACTCTGCTAATAGAGAATTGGCAATACCTTTACTTTCTAAAATACCGTCGAGAGCTTTGTCTAATAAACCGTCTGCTTTATCAATAGATCCAAATAAATCAGCTCTAGCAAATGCTGTTGGTTTGGCCGCTTTTTCGTCCTTACCCATGAAGCCAAGTAGTGCGTCTGTTTTTGCACTGTTAGGAATTAATCCTTCGTCTTCTAGTTGTTCAACTTCGCTTTGATAAGCACCAAAACTAGCAAACTTTCCATCCTTATTGACAAACTTGCCTGAAACAGGATCAAATAAACCTGCGTAACCAAACTTACGAGCAAAGTCGCCAATTATTGCGGCACGTTTATTGCCATCAAGTTCTCTTCCAACTGCTTGTTCAATATCTTGCAGTCGTAGACCAACCCTTTCCATTAACTCTTCTGATTCAGTTAATATTCGAGTTTGTTCAATAGCGTCTAGTTTGTCAATTAGTGATCTTAAATCCATGGCATGTTCTCTTAATTAGTAGTTGGTTCTGCACCTGTTAAGTGTACGGACCATTTCTTGCCAGAACTTTCTGACTTTTTTTCGGCCCAATTTTTCATATGTTGTAAGTATTTACGTTCTTCTGTACTATCGGCATAACCTTTACCAGGTATTACCTTCCAAGTTTTACCGTTGATAGCAATGGCAATGTTATTTCTTTCATCTGCCAGTTCTTGCCCTAAGCCTCTGTGATCATCTTCGCGATCAAATCCTGATTGACTTGCTTCTACATCATCTCTGTAAGAGTCTCGTGATCGATAACGATTTTCTAAGACACGTTGACTAATCTTTTGTGCGTACTGGCGTAATAATTGTTTACGTTGTGCTTGTTCTGCTATAGTTGTTTCTTCAACTTGTTGAAAGTACTTGCCAATAACAGTTTCTTTTCTAACAACTGGAGCAACTTCTGCTTTTTGATAATGTTGCATGGCCATCTGTACTGGCAATGTGACTTTGTGTGGATTAACTCCTTCAGTTACTACTTGAAGGAATTTTTTCATGTCGTTAGAACCTTCCACAGGCTTAGAATTAACGCCATCTATTGCCTGTAGAATTTTCTTCATGTCCATATATTATCCTAGTAAACGCTTGGTTAATGCACGTAACTGGTCAACTTCATTTGATTCTTTAACAATAATATTTTCGTTTTGATTTAAACGAGCAAGTTGTTCACGCATACGTGTAGTTTCTGCTGACTCGCTTGCTTGAGTTGTTGGCTGTTGATCAGGAGTTGCTGGAGCAGTAGCCGCCGCTGTTGGCGCAGCTGTTGGTGCAGCTGTTGGTGCAGTTGCTCCTTGTGCAGCAGGATTTGCTGGAATCTTATTTGCTAATTGTTTAAAATAATTTTCTATAGCTTGACCACCTTGTTGTACAGCTTGAGCAAGTCCTTGTGGATCGTTTTGTTTTGCATAATCGAGCAGTGCCTGCAAACCGGCTTGTGCTTGTGCCTGATCTTCTTCATTTAATTGTGATTCTGGCATTAGTGCTTGTAAACTTTCTTTCATTGCCTTGGCTTTGTTTTTCCACATAGCGGCTGCAGCAATCTTCTTACCTTTCTCACCACCGCCAGCTGCCTTAGCTACTTTGTCAAAGCTCTTACCTGGCTTGCCAATGTCTTTACCTGCTTTAGCATCTTTAACAGTTTCTGACTTTTCTTTCTTAGTCATTCCAGCTGATGGCTTAGATGATTCTTCCATGCTACATTCTTTCATCCCGTGTACTGGACAGTTTTTGCCTTTTGGACTTTCGTTGCAAGTTGAACCTTCATCTACTTTTGCATCTTTTTTAGCAAACGGATTTACACCTTTCTTTGGTGCGCCGCCTTTACCTTTTCCTAGGTCTTTAGCACCCTCACCGTCTTGTGCGTAATCTGGAATGCCATCTTTGTTAGCATCTGGCTTTTTGCCTTTACCTTCTGCGTATACGCCTTGCCCTAAAGTTTCATCAACCGCTTTATCACGGTTGTCAAATTTTTCACCATCCTTCATACC